TAATCACATAAAGGTACACTATTTACATATATTTTACATATTATTTACATATGGCTCCAGGACTTGACGGATTCCTGATATCCTATCATTGGTTAGTCATGGCGACCAAGGAAGAGTTAATTAATCAGATATCGGATTCAATCCAAGATATCGTTAAGGATAAGGAGGCTATCCAGGCTAGAAGCCTTAGTCGGCATAATCCCAAAAAGGTGGCCGAGATACTTTACCTTTACAGCACAGGCAGTTCTCAGACCAGGATCGTAAAGAAATACGGTATAGATAGGGGAACAGTTATATCTGTCCTTACCGATTACGCGGACCACCTGGGCAAGTTCAGGGATCTATCTGGCAAGATCGCGGCCCAGAACTATTTGAATCTCTCCAGCCTTGAAGAGGACCTCATAGAGAAGGTCAGGGACAGAATGGAGAATGACCCAGAGATGGAAGTAAGTTTCAAGGATCTCAAGGAGCTATCCATCGCGAAGGCTAATGCTTCTAGGGAAGCGCTTACTGCACGGGGCGAGGCTACTCAGATAACCGAAGACAGGAAGGTATTCACCCAGGATGATTACGAGGCCACCATCAAGGCAGCAAGGGATAGAATCCAGAAGGCTAAGGTAATAAACGCGGAGGTTAAGGATGCCTAGATCAATCATAGATGATAGCTACGAACCCATCTATGACCAGATTCGGGGAATCCTGGGTGAGCATTTCGAGAACTATTGCTTCATAGTAATGGACGAGCAGGGAGAAGTCTTCTTTGATTACAACCATCTTCCAGCTGGTAGAATGCTTTTGCATGAGATGGAATACGAGATACGGGAAGATAACCTGGAGATTGAGTGGGATTTCGACGGTGACCCCGAAGATCTGGAAGAAGAATGAGCATTGAGTTCACAAAGCACCCAATTCTGGAGTCCCCTACTGACGAAGAGATTGTTATATTAGGTGAGGCGGATCCCAAGTTACTAGCTTCTTTGCATGAAGCTCACGAGGGTAGAATCCTGGCGGCGGAGACTGATCCCCTGCGTCATGGCTTCGACCTACCAGGGTGGGGCCGTATGCGTGATGCTATCCAGGACTACGACGAAGTCATAACCTTCGGGGGTAATAGAAGTGGTAAAACCACTGGTTGTGCTAAGATGCTAATGGAGGCCGTTACTAATAACCAGGACGGACACGTTGTGTGCTTCAGCCAGAATGCGGACACCTCAGTAAAGGTGCAGCAAGCTGCGGTCTGGGAGATGATGCCCAAGGAGTTCAGGAAGAAGACCAAGAGTATTGAGGGTTATATTAACTTCAGTATGCAGAATGGTTTCACTGGCTCTAGTTTTATATTCCCTGATACTAGAACCCGTGTGGATTTCAAGACCTATACCCAGTTCAGTAATAACCAGACTATCCTTGAGGGTTTCGAGTTCGGGTTCAAGAAAGCCGATAGCCTGAACATAGGTGCATGGCTGGATGAATATCTAGGGGACGCGGCCCTTGTTAATACTCTAAGGTTCCGCCTAGCTACCAGGGATTCCAAGATGATTCTAGGCTTTACCCCTATTGATGGATACACGCCCTTCGTGGCTGAATACTTGAAGGGGGCGGAGACGCTTGAGACTAGGAACGCTGAACTCCTGGATAAAGCGGTCCCAGTAAAGCAATACAGCCCTGAGCGTGATGCTGGTATTGTTTATCTGCACTCGGACGAAAACCCCTTTGGTGGTTATGATCGTATAGCCAAGGATCTAAAGAACTCCAGTGAGGACACAATAATGGTCCGCGCCTACGGTTTACCCACGAAGTCAATGACTTCACTGATCCCTAACTTTAGCCCTGAGGTGAATGTTCTTACGAATGAACCCAATAAATATGGAATGACCTTCCCTCCCGTTGATTCATTGACCTGGTATCAGGTGGTGGACCCAGCCTTTGCCAGGAACTACGTCAGTATCTGGGCGGGTGTTTCGGAGGCAGAGAATATATATATAAGAAAAGAATGGCCCGACAGGGATACTTACGGAGAGTGGGCGCTATTCGGGGACCCGAAGTGGAGATACGGCCCAGCGTCAAAGAAGGTTGGCTACGATGTTGAGAAATACGTAGAACTATTTCACGAGATAGAGGACGACATGGGTATAAAGGTGATGGAGAGGATAGGGGACTCCAGATTCTTTGCTAAGGAGAATGAAAACAATGTGGACTTATTCACAAGTTTCTATGACCACGGCATGAGCTTTATTCCCTCAGATGGCCAGACGGAGGCCGTAGGTGCCACAGCGTTGGACGAATGGTTCTTTTATAACCCTGACTACGAAATTGACGAAGCGAACCAACCCAGGTGTTATGTGCATAAGGATTGCGGAAATTTAATAGAATCAATTATTAGCTATAACTCATCAGGTAAATCAGACGAAGCGCTCAAGGACTTTTTTGACGCATTAAGATATTTAAGAATGTCTAACGCTGGAATGGGTCCTGACTACTTCTCGGACTACAGTATGGAAACAACCATGAAAAATAAAGGAGGGTACTAATGCCTAAGGTAAAATTAACTGAACTATCAAATGAATACGAAGTAACCTTTGAGGAGGCTATAGGCATTGTCCTAGAAAAGATCCCTGAGGAATACATTAGCGGGAAGGGAAAGAACACCTGGATCTCCGAAGAGGGCCAGGAGATAATAAAGGAAGGGTTATTTATAGATGAGATAATACCCAAGAACTATATAGGGAAAGTAATTGCGGAATGCCCGAATCCCAGGTATAATTTTGTATACAACAAGGACATTGGAAAAAGGGTTCCAGTAATGATCCCCCGAAGGTTGCAAGGCCAGTTCATTGGTAAGATGATTAACTTTGAGGCCATTGAGGATCTCAAGGGTATAAGCTATCGGTATGTCAAAAAAAAGTAAAGCTGAGAATACTTTGGACCAAAAATGGTGCAGGGAGAACTCCGATAGACTGGCGTCATTTGAGATACTTAAACGCTACGTCAAGCACGAGACCAAGGTTCCTATGTCCCATGAAGACATGTATGATAAAATAGGCGTCTCTAAAACGCAATGGTGGAGACTATTACAATCCCTAAAAGAACGACTTAATGATAAGTAACAATATTTCTGAGGCTTTAACCTACCTGTCGGACGAACCCGATGTGAAGGCACTAAATTTAGCATACGACCAAACGGTCACTGAGCTTGAATCATATTTTGATTTATGCAGAACGTCATACGACGAACGAAGAAACTTCTGGCCAGGTAAGTCCAGGGATCACCGAAAGCACGGTGCTGATGCATTCCCGTGGGAGGGAGCATCTGACATTGAGTGCCACATCATAGATGAGCGCATAACTCGACTAGTTGCATTATTCATGTCCTCACTGCGTCGGGCCAACGTCCGAGCCTTTCCCGTAGAGAGCGGAGACATAGGACGAAGTAAACTAGTATCAGGGTTCTTGAAGTGGATGGTTAGTTCAGGATACATCCCACGTTTCTATAGGGAGATGGAGCTAGGAGCTAACTACCTTTTGGAGCGCGGTATATTAATTACATATATCGGATGGCACAGGGAGGATAGAACCTTCAAGCAGTTAATTGATCTAAACCAGATTGCAGAAATAAGCCCTGAGGCCGCAATGGCCATACAGTCAGGGGATTCGGATGAGGAGTTAATACTCCTACTCCAAAACACATTTGATGGAGTAACAGAGAAAAGAGCCAAGAAGGCACTAAAACAGTTAAGAAAAGAAGGGGCTACTGAACTACCGATTGTAAAACGGCAAGTAAATTCTCCCGAAGTTAAAACACTGGCACCCGACGGCGACTTCTTTTTTCCTCCATATGTTACTGACCCACAGCGGGCGCCTTATTGTTTCTGGAAGACTTACTACACAGCTCAGGAACTTCAAACAAAAGTGTCAACCGATGGATGGGACGAGGACTTCGTTGATTACATTATATCCAAATACAGGGGAGTAAATGTTAGCAGCATTGAGCGCGAACAGGAGGGCAGACGTAGCATAAGCCTTACGGATAATGCATATGAAGCCGACGAGCTTATTGAAATAGTCTATGGATACCAGAGACTGATTGATGAGGAGGATGGGTCCGAAGGCATTTATTGCACGGTATTCCACAAGGACTTCAGCGGAAACGAAATTATTCCTGGTTATGCCAAGTTTGAATTACTTAACGGATACGAGGATTACCCAGTTGTGGTAACTCGATTAGCCGAGGATACTAAGCGCCTATATGATACTCAGACAATACCCGACATTCTTCGTGGTATCCAGAACCAGGTAAAGGTTGAGAAGGATTCAAGGATTGATCGAAACAGTTTAGCAACCCTACCTCCAATCCTTCACCCAGTGGGGCAGGCCCCTACGGACTGGGGTCCAGGTCGCATGATTCCATATCGCCGTAAGGGTGATCTGGATTTTGCTCCGATTCCTGCATATAATCAAGGTTCCCTGGAAATGGAAACTACTCTAACGGATCTTGCGGATCGACTTGTAGGTTTAGATGAAGGATCCCAGATGAGTACAATCCGTCAGCAGTTCCTTGTTGATAAGTTCCTTAGCCATACGGCCGAGGTCCTACGAATGTCATTCAAGTGCTTTCAACGATTTGGCCCAGATGAAGTATTCTTCCGAGTAACTGGTATACCTGATTCACAGGTTTTCAACAAGGGTAACCCTGACGAGAACTTTGATATATTGATTAACTTTGATGTTCTTAATACGGACCCAGAGAATGTTCAAAACAAGCTCAAGCAGTTCGCCGAACTAGCGCAGTTCAATACCAATAACAGAATGAGCATGGATAGTTTCTTGGATATTGCGGCCAGTGCGGTTGACCCAGTAATGGCGGATGCTATTCTGCAACCAGTTGAAAGCGCCCAAGAAGAAGTCGTCAAGCAAGTCACCGATGACTTGGCTAAAATCTTTGCTGGTATAGAAATGCCAGCTAGGCCATCAGGAGCGCAGATTGCCATGCAGGTTATACAGGAATACACACAGCAGCCAGATGTTGCACAACGTGCAGCTACCGACGAAGCCTTCGCTGGTCGATTGCAAAAATACGTTGGTCAATACACGTTCCAGATGCAACAAGCTCAGAATGCTCAAATTGGTAGACTGGGAACAGCCCCAGCACAAATGGGCGAAGTTAATACCCAACAAATGTAATGCCCGATATGCCCCCAATTAAAATTCGTTCCTCTAGTGGTGGATACGGACAACCCGAAACTGGATCATTGAACCAGAGCGCGATGCAGTTTGCTAAAGCTCGTGAGCAGCAATTAAGTCAAAGGGAGATGCGTGATTTTAATATGCGACACGCTGGGTCCGCAGTAGAAAAATACTTCGGATCCAACGCTCCGTTAATTTCAGCCATGCTCGGCAATATTGATGTAGAGACTGGAGGGACATTTGACTTCCAGCAAAAACAAGATGGAGGGAAGGGATATGGATTATTTCAATTTGACTTCCATAAACCATTTTATAAAAAGTTTATTAATGAAAATAATTTGACCGACGGTGTTGACTCCCAGGTAAGATATGCCTATGAAAACATATACGGCGGCCTCCAAGATGTTTTAGGATCAGGCAATGCCGAGAAGCTCAGAAAATCATTTGAAACATCAAAGGACCCCGTAAAACTTTCTGACGACATTATGAACATATTTTTAAGACCAGGAGTTCCTCACGCCGAGAGGCGAAGGGAATCCTCAAGGATGCACTCCCTGGCGATAACCCCAGCTAAGTAATGGTAAATATACAGGACGACATAAAGTCTCTTCAGAACTACGAATCCTTTGCTAGGTTCATGAATTTAATTCACTCCCTCAGGGAGGAAACAATTTCGGAGTTACACGAAGCTCCATCGGACAAGATGCAACAAATATCGGGTCGTATAATTACGTATGACCAGATGCTGCAGATGTGCGACTGGGAGAAACTTCAATCCAACTTTAGGGACAGGATGTAACCACCTGTGCTATAATCCGAACATCGCAATCTCTCGGCGTAAATGAGTGGCAATTATGACAGATGAAAACACGACTGCAGACTCTGGGGCAGAACAAAAACCAGTGGACAATACTAATATATCCGTAACGGATCTTGCAAATCGCCGATTGGGCGAGATGACCCCTGAGCCAAAAGCTGAGGAAGAATCAAAGCCAATTGATGATGAATCAAATGAAGAGAACTCAGAGGAGGCTATTGGGGAAACCCAGGAAACCGAAGAAGAGAACTCGGAGGTTGATTTAGATTCCGAGGATGTTCTTTCACAGATTGACTTGGACACTATGTCCGAGGAGGAATTACAGGAGTTATCCGAAAAACTAGGCAGTAAGGCTGTTGCTAGATTTGGTGCTTTGACGGCAAAACGTAAAGCAGCAGAAGAGCGATTAGCAGTACTTGAGGCAGAACTCAAGGATAAGAAGAACCCTCTTGAGACCCAGAAGAAAATAGACAACAATCCTTTCAGTTCAATGGAAACAATTGAACAGTTGCAGAGTAAATCTGCTGAGGTTGATAATATTATCGAATGGGCCGAGGACTTATTATTTGAGAGCGATGGCTACGCCGCTGAAGATGTAATAACAGAATTACAGGGAAGCGAGTTAACCAAGGCCGATGTTAGACGATCACTACTCCAAGCCAGGAAGGCAAGTAAGACATTCTTACCTGACCAATTGCGTAAAGTGGAAGCCCAGATTAAGGGAACTGAACTTGAAACCGCATTTGATAAACGGGCAAAGAGCGAACTATCTTGGCTCAACGGCGATGACAATGATACTAGGAGACAATACGAATCCACAATATCTGATCCGAGGTTTAAAAAACTGAAGGAGATTGTTAAGAAGGAGACACCTGAAATATCTGGTCAACTTGATTATTTCTTTGCCCATGCTGCTAATAGCATTTATGGTCGCAAAGCGGTGCCTCAGGGCAAATCGGGAATGACTATGAATCCTCCTAGAACTGGGCCAACTGGCTCTACTAAATCGGACAAGTCACAGTCAAGAACTGCTAAGGCACTCCAGGACTTGCAAAGTCAATTCCAAAAATCGGGTAACGCTCGTGATTTCGCTGCACTTAGAAAACTACAAATGGCTTCACGCCGATAACTATAACTCAATAATCATTAAATATAATGTCATTCTCAAATACATTCGATACCACTAATACAGGTTCGGGCGTTTCTAACCGCGAAGACTTGACTGATGTCTTGACTATCCTCGCTCCAGAAGAAACTCCTATCCTTTCATCTGCTAATAAAGAACGCGCATCCGCAACTAATGTTGAGTGGACTGTTGATAGCCTTTCGGCTCCACAGACTGCTGGCATAGCTGAAGGTGCTGACGTTACTGCATTCACTGATCAATTCGCTGGCC